AATTACATTTGACTCCTTTAATCTACCACGATAATAAACTCCAACTTCGGGGCCTTCAATACATGCATAACGAAGACGATGACCTTTTCCTTTTGTAGGATGTTCTAGATCAAAAGGTTTTGGTTTACTATCTGCAACACCAAATCTTTCAGCGAGTTTTCCCTTATTACCACAATCAACTGCACCAGAGAAGAAAGCATCACCATCCACATATAATTTATTTAATTGACCACCACTAATTTTTAAGGCATTTGGAACTCTACCATCACCAACAATCTCCATACTACCATCAAGTTTGATACCCAAAGGAGTACTCATTGGTGGTTGTCTATTAATTGATTGTTGTTCTGCTGGTTGTGTACCTACATTAAGAACTGCATCATAACTTGGCGCAGCCGATGGTTTTCCAACATAAACAGGGCCATTTAAAACCGCAGTTCCAGTTGGTGATTTATCTGGTTGACCTTCTGGTTGTGAAACATCATTTGTTCCAACAACTATTTTATCATGTTGTGATCTTGAAAATGAACTCATCCTAATCCTCCTAATAATCCACTCAATGTATCTTGTACATTACCTAGAGCTCCTGAGATTTCTTCTTCGGATGGTACATTAACTTTATCCTTAATTGCTTTTAACTTCTCACCAACTTTTGGCACATTTAATGTTGTCGCTTTTGTTAAAACTTCAGTCATTGCTCCAAAATCTTTAGAGGCATTATTTGCATCTATTTTAAATGCAGATTGCATCTTCATAAAACCATTTGTAACAATATCACATTCTTGTGTTGCTCGACATGTGAATTTCTCTCCTTGAATCTTTACATCAGGGCCTCTAACATCTACAAGTCGATTTGCAGTAATGAATATTTGACCATCTTTATTTCCACCACCACATGCATCAAGAGTGATATTTCTTGCCTTAATTACAACGTCCCCATTTTCACATGTGACTCCATAATCACCTCTCTTGCAAACAGTTTGTTTTGCTGGAAGTTGTGTAATGTCACCTTCATCTCTAACTTTTAGACCTTGACCAAGAACTTCTAATGCCATGCCTGGCGTATTTAAAACAAACTTACCAGTTCCAGGCCCACCTTGTCCACCTTTTCCCTGTCCAGTATCAGCATAAAATCCAAGAGTTTGTGCCTCCTGTGTGGTGATTTGAAAGTTTGACATACCATGTATGCTGTCCATATCACCACTTGATTGGACATGTCTTTCAAATGCTTTACTCTCGAAATTTTTTCCGTCTTTTGGATCTAATTTTGACATTTTATTTTTCGATACAACTAATTACGGTTACAACAGCGTCTTGAGATATCTCAGCAAGTTGTGCTGCATCATCAACTCTAGTAAATTCAAGAACTGGTGATAATCTAGCAATAGCTCCAGTGTCACTATTTATAGTTAATTCTGGAAGTGAAGTAAATCCAAATCCACGATTAGTGATGTTGACACCAGCTATTCTACCATTTACTATATTCAATTCAGCCTCTGCACCACCATCAATTGTGATTGTGTCAGTGTCTTCATATCCAAACCCAGCATTTTCAACAAGAATATCAGATACTGATGTTACATAAGAGGTTGAACCATCATAGTTTGCATTTGGATCTGGAGTTACTTCCTTCACATTTCCATCGATATCAGTTTCTGTTGTATTTGGTATGTAATCTTGTCCACTATCTGTCATTACAACTTTTGTGATTACGCCATTCTCAACTACGGCATAACCTCCAGCTCCATAACCATTGTCACAACCATCAACGAATGTGAGTGCTGGTGGTTCTTTATAACCACTTCCACCATCACTAATTGCAACACCAATAATTTGACCGAGTACATTCACAACTGGACTACCAGATGCAATCAAATCAGCTCCACCTCCAATAAAATCAATTCTTGGTGGCCCACATTTAAGAACATTAGTATTACAATCTGGTTTTGCAAGATTTGGTACACTAAGGTCTGGAACTATACCATCGATACTAATATCTGGAAGTATTCCGTCAAGAACATCTGTAAGAGGATTTGTTAAAGAACTCAAGTCTGCAATACCCATGATATTATCAAAGGAATCCTCAGCATTCTTTGCAACTCCACCCTTTCCAGTAAATGTAGTATTCTCTGGACAATTTTGTGCATCACACTCAAGAGCGTTTGTAAGTATGTTTGCAAACTTAATCGCCTTTGAAAATGTTGAACTTGGAGGTTTAATACTACCACCTTGAATATTATTCATTTGATCAAACATACTTCCCATATTTGTATCTAAGATATTATTAATTTGTCCAAACATATCTCCTAAGAAACTTTCAACACCGCAGAGAGGAACATCTAATACTGATCCAAGCATATTTGATAAACTTTTATTCAGATAGTCCTTTAATTGTTCATTTATCTTTTCAAAATTACAGAACATTAAATCTGTTAAATTTTTAGCAGCCTCTCCAGCGACAGGTTGTAGAGTAATTGGTGATTTATCTTTTAGAGTTAAAGATAATTTATCTAATGTATCCTGTACTACCCATGCACGACCACGACGCATCAATTTTGACATGGAGTTATGTACTTTAATTGATGCCAATTTTATTTCTGATGTCTTATCAATCACTCCACCATAAAGAGGATCAACAGTTAAAGTTCCAACATCCTCAAGAGCATTCATCTTCTCAGTGAAGTCTTTGATCACATTTGTTATCTTTGATATTTCATTATCTTCACAAGCAGTAGGATTTTCAACCTTAACGTTTGTATCAGCATTACTTTGTTTTGTTGCAAGAACTGAAGATGCAACAACTTTTGCACCAACTAAAGTAGCAAAGGTTTTAAATCCTCCACCCCATGGCGAATCTTCTTTGACTTTATCTTTACCAGCTTTCTGTCTTGCATCTGGTGGTGTATATGGTGTAAATTCTGTTTGTTTAAATGCGTTAAACTTTTCCTCTGTCAATTCATCTTTAACAAAAGCTTGTTTGAACAAAGTTCCAAATATAACTGGTTGTTGTCCATCTTCACCATCAAAGAAAAATCCAACAACAACTTCTCCACCTTGATAGTTCATGGTTTCACCACGACCAGCAGTGGTTGAAACGCCAGGCGGTAAAAGAACATGTGCAAGTGGTAGATCTTTATCTGGTAACTCAGCATCATTACCATGATATCCAACAATGCGAACACGACAACGATGTGAATAAACATCTTTACCGTCTTTACCTTGTTGTTTTTCTTGGGAAGTATCCCACTCTCCTTTCTTTGGATCGGTAACTTGACCGATCCACCATTGCATTGGATCTTTTCCTATAAAATTAGTTGATGGTTGATACATCTAATTAGTCGTCATATACTAGACACTCTGGTTCATCTGGATGCAAATCACAGAATATTTCCAAAGCATTGGGGTCGTGGTGATCTCCAGCTTCGATCTCTTCTTTATGATGTTCGACATACTCTTCTAATTCATGCAACTCTTCTTTTGCATGTCTGCGTGCTGCTGGATTTGATTGTGGATCTTCGATAATTTTCTTATCGTGTTCCATATGATCTTCGATTGATTTCATTTGATTAGTTCTATTTCTTTTATTTAAGCATTTTATTTAGAAGCTGCCAGGCGGAAAAGTATTTCCATAATGTCTATTATCAGCTTCAACTAACTCACCTGAGTCTGTAATTTGACTTTTATCTGGAGTAAATACATCACGAATTAATTTCAATTGAGTCTCAGCTTTTTCTCGACCAATTAAATGTCTTAATTCAGCAATTAAATATCTTCCACTCGGATCATTAGTTTTTTCAGTTCCGTAAGTACCTGTTTCAGTTTTTCCATCACCTTTTTTTACAGGAAATTTAATCTCAAGTATTATACCAACTCTTAAAGTGGTGTTCAATGGAATTGATATCCTTAAAGACTGTGAAAATAATAAGTTATTTCTAATATAAGACTTATTTTGATACACGGCAAGCTCACTTTCTGGTTGAACCTCACTCTTTGCTGCTCCCACTTGTGCAACTCCAAGATCACTAACTCTAACCATCAAACGAGTT